GAGGCGTTAAAAGTATTGGTCTGCAATGTCCGGTACGGCTTAACCGCGCCAGCCTGTGTCACCGTCTGAGCTGCGTAACTTTCAGGGTCTACTGTTACCTGTGTGTAGTAGTTGTCCGCAAGGCTCGTGAAGTCAATTTGGTCGTAAACCTGATTAGTAGCATTGTTCGCCGTATCACTGAAATTGACCGCCGAGACTGTGTAATCAAAAGGTGACACCACAAGAACACCTGTAGTTTGTGCGTCAATCATGCGCGAGTTAGTCGTCATCAGTGACCTGTTAAGCCAGTCGCCCCAAGTGCCTGACACTGTCGTGCCAGCCATGTTAGGGCTAGATGCCAGGCTGTACGTCATGTTTACGCCTGATTGTGTTGAGGCCGTAATCAACTGCGAAGCAAAAACAGCAGCGCCCATTGCGTAGCCACCACCTTGTGCACGACCCAATCGAGCAAAAGAACACTCGACCGAAAAGTCTAGAAAGTCAGCGTTGCCAACACCGCCTACATAGGGAATGCCGTAGCGCGCATTGACATTGTTAATAGTTCCTATCAACGTGTTTTTGCCTGATGTTGTATTGACAATCTTTACAAACGTGCCAGTAACTAGAGAAGCAATTGGCGATGCAAAACCTGTCGGGTAGCGCAAAGACACAGAAGCAGTAGAAGCGTTGTACTGGCTTAACTGTTCCTGACGGCCAATCTTGACAGTAATGTTTTGAACATTTGTTAATGCCGTATAAGTCACATTGTCTGTGCTATAAGAAACTGTGTAAGTCTGAATAGCCATTAGTAAATATTGCTCACTGCAATCGGTACGGAACCGTTTTGTCGCATGTAAGTGCGTAGGGCATTAACTACTGATTGTGGGTCGCCGCCATTGACGTTGATATTGACGGTGTTGCCACCCATGCCAGCGCCAGCGTTAGGGCCAGTGAGAGGAATTACAGCCTCGGGGCCGCGCTCACCAATCATGGCAAGTGTCGGACTAGTAACGATTCCACCGTTAGCAAGCATAGGAATATTGGGCATATCAAAGCCTTTGCCACCAAGTCCGGGAACCCATTTAGGAATCTCAAAAGAGATTTTGCCGACTGTGTTGTTCCATGCTGATGCAATGCCGTTGAACACTGTTTTGAATACGGTCAGCATTGTTTGTATTGCTGGAATCGTGACGTTGTTTATCCAAAACTTGATGCCACCAAATACAGCATCAACGACAGTTTTGAATGGTTCAAACTTTTTGTAGGCCGTAACTAACAAAGCGCCAAGACCGACAACACCAATAGCAATAAGGCTGAACGGATTAAGCGCCATCGCAATGTTCACAGCAACAATGGCGGCAGCAATGGTGGCAATAGCAATACCAATAGCCAACAGAATCTCTGGGTGTTCGGCAGCCCAGTCACCCATCTTGACTAGGAACGGCAGGACTGCTTCTACGGCTGGCAAAAGAGCTGCGCCAATGCTTTCCTTAGTTTCAGAGAGTGCAATACCTAAACGCTCAAACTTGCCTTGTGCCGTGTTAGCAGCATCACTAGCTGCACCACCAGTAGTTTTAGCCATTAAAGCCATGACCTCTTCAAACGACGCCCCGTCTTTAATCATGTCTCGATATTCGGGTGCCAACTTCTGAAGTGCGGTCATGTTTCCGCCATAAGCCTTTTCAAGAGCTGCGGCGACGCTTTCTAAGGGCTTTCCAGATGCAGCTGCAATGTCCATTGCTTGACTTGCTAGTTCCTGCGCCTTTGTGACGTCGCCAGTTGCCTTGACCAAACGACCCATCACTGGTCTTAATTCGTCATCAGTGACCCCAAGCAATTTGCCTTGAACCGATATCCAATCTTCGTTGGCTTTTATCTGAGCGTCAGTAGCAGTCGTGGTTCGTTCAATAATTCCAGCAAGTTTGTCTTGTGCCGCTGCATCTTCAATAGCGCCTTTGGTGGCGTCAAACAATGCAGCGCCTACTGCTACCAGCCCAGCAGCTGCAGGAACAGCCGCTTTTTTTATAGCGAATTGCGCCTTCTGCCCGTTTGTTTCTAAGTCCTTAAACTGAGAAATGGCTTTCTTAATACCAGAACCGTCAAATTCGCTGATGATGGGAATATTTACAGCCATTACTTCAACTCCTGATTTACCGTAGCGATTACGCGCAACACTAGCGCTCGAAGTTCTGCCTGTATGGAAGGCAATGCTTGTTCGGCTGAAGGCCACAAAACACGAGCAGTTCTTGCTCGAAGGTTCTCTGACAAAAGTGTGTTTTTGCCACGACCAGCAGTTTCAAGCACCACAGCGCCAGCATCAGATTGAGTCACATAGATGACATTGGCATCATTGCGCCGAGTAGAGAACTTGACTTTTAGACCTTTAACTGCTTTGGCTTTGGTGTAAGGAAAGATTTTCTTGTTGCCCTGTGTCCAGTTGCGATTCATGCCGGACAAAGGGACATCTGGATATCGAGAAGCAGCTAGAGAAACCAATGGCTGCGCAATCTGTTTAGCGTCAGCATTGAACTGCTTGCGAAGGTCTTTGTCAATTTTGCCAAGAGCCTTAATGGCTTCTTTAGCGCCAACAATTTCAATAGATGCCGTGGCTGTCATTTGCGTCTTGCTTTATTTAGGACGTCAATCACAGTGTTCATGTCTTGCATTTCGAAAGGTATTTGTGGAGGCCACCACCCAGTCTCAACTAGCAGTTCTGCTAAAGAGCGTGAGTAGGTGCCTCGTTGGTGGGGTTTGTGGGTTCGTCCGTTACAACTTCAATAGCGACTAAACGCTTAACATAATCGTCAAAAATTGCTGGCACAGTAATGCCATGCACTTTGCAAGATTCAAAAGCCATGAACGCTAAGTCTTCAAGTCCTACGCCAGTGGCGAGGTTGGAGGCTTTTTGTTTGAACTTTCGTTCCCAAGCGATGATGACATAAAGGTTGGTTTTAACTTCGTATGTGGTTTGGTCGGTTGTGACCTTGAGCGTAAGTTGCATTGTGTTGTTTTCTGTTTATGGTGCGGTGATGTCGCGAACCCAAGTTCCCCCGGTACCGACCAATTCGACGGTGGCTAATTCGCCCACGGTTGAGTTGATGGGGGTGAACGAGGAAATCATTAAATTCTGAATCACGTATTCTGGATTACTGGCAGACTCAGTAGTGCCTGACGGAGAAATGGTCAAAGTGGTTGTTCCAGTTCCTACACATGAAGCGAGAACGGTTTCAACTTCGCCAGCGCCGTAGCTGAGAAAGAAGGTGACTGATACGTCAACCATTTGGAGGCCGCCTGTGAAACGATGTCCGGTATCGCCAAAGGCGGTTGACTCAAGTGAGTCCTGACCGATGGTCAAAGTGACTGCGTTGGCTTGGTCGCTCATGTCGGTAGTTGTAGCGCCTTGAGTAATGCTAATAGTTGCGTTGGATAGGAATGTTGTTGCCATTGGTGGCTCCTTTTTGTTAGTTGCGCCGTACTGCTACGGCAACGGTCATGTCATAGCAAGGAAGCATCTGTTCGCCGTATGAAGCGAGAGATGGCCTTCCATCCACTATGGCGATTGGTGAGTTCATAATTGTGTCGACGGTTGTCATCAAGTAATCTCCGCTATCTTGATTTCCGGGTGGCCCAGCAAGAACGCGAATAACTAGCCGAATATCGCCCACGTTGTATGTGAAGGCATCGAGCGTTGGAAGTTCAATCATTACTGATAGTGGTCGCGCGTTGCGTGGGTCTGTGACTGGTTTCAAGCCCAAAGTCGTCAGTGCGGTCTTAGTGGCGTTCACTGCCTCATAGAGAATGCCTGTTGCAGCCATTAGGCAACCTGTGGCCTTCCGCAACCAAGCAGCTGCATAATCTGACCGAGAGACATGGTGGGGGTACCCATGCCCATTGAGTCAAAAGATGCGTAGCCGTCAACAGCGCCACGAGAGCGATATTGGGTGGCTGCATACATGATTGTTCCTAGTTTGGCTGCGCCGTCAGGAGCGGTTGTAAGGCTGTCTGTGTAGCCAGCCTCTCTACGCTTGCGGAATGCCCAACTGTTAGCCGCTGAGACGCATACAGCAATGAATGCGGTGTCGTTAGTGGTAGCAACTTCGATGCCTAACCAACTGGTTACGTCGGCTGAGGTAATCCACGAGCAAGTAGGCGTGTAAGTGACAGTTCCGGTGGCAACGCTTCGTTCAAGGTTGTCGCCTGCACTGACGTATATGAACTGGTTTTCCATAATGACGTCATAGTCAAAAAGCAAGTCGCCTTCGTCTGAAACGCCAATGAAGTCGTAAGGCTCGGTAGAAACCACAGTGTGTGTGCCGTTGAAGTTGTGAGCGGCTCCTGCGATAACTACCGAGTCTTGTGACTGAATGTCTGTGTCAACGAAAGTCTGCATGATGGCATAATTGTCTAGTCTCGTATGAAATGCGAGGTTGTAAACAGCCATGGTCTTGCAGTCTTTCTAGTTCGCTTAAATTAAGCGAATGCAGCCTTGACAAACTTGGTGTTGTCAATCATTAGCGCTGCAAAGTAGCCCCTGAACGCCAGTGTACGTGAGAGCGTCGATGGTGAGTCGATACTTATGGCCCCTTTTTGCTGCTCGAACAGTTCGTAGCCTGTTGCGTCACCGATGATGAGCGTTCCAGCTGCAAAGTTGCGGTCAACAACAACAGACAAACCAAAAGCGTTTCCGCCGTACTGGTTTACACCAAGGTCACCAACTGCGTTCATTGGCCCAACTTGTGGGAACAAAGGACGCTTTGTGGTGTCGGACAAGGCAAGAAGGCCTTCCCAGATATCAGCGCTGACAAACAAGTGGCCCGGAAGGTTTCCGTTTGACGAACTGAGGATTGTGGAGGCTGCGCCACCGACCCAGCCTGTCCAGTATGAAGGGTCAGCAAATGATGCGTTTGCGAATGCGCGTGTAACTGATGCACCTGACGCAAGCGTGTCGGCTGCGTAGTTGTCGGTTGCGTTGGCGTAGATACGACCCATGTCGTCAAGAACGACTGACAAGATTGCAGGGTCTGACCAGTCGATATCGGCTTCGCTGATATTCACATATCCACCAAAAATTTGCTTGGTGACTTGGTTGTTGAAAACAAC